CTCATCATCCAGTTAAGCACCGGGCTGTTCTCATGATGCAGCCTGCCAGCTTTCACCATTGCGAATATAAACTTCATTGGCTCAGACAGGCCTTTGGTTGTCTGCGCGACCTCAACAGTATCGATACCCGCCTTTTCTATGCGCTGCGCAGTCTCAGTGGCTCCCCAGTCATCGTAGCCAACTACCTCAGTCTGGTAATCTTCAGCATGCTTGATCGCATCCTGCTCGATTTCATCATAATCGATGATATTGCCTTCGGTTAATACTACGCAGCCGCTTTCAATAAATCCCTGGTAAAGCGAATGATTCAGATGCTCGATATCTGTGGCGGTTTCTTCAGGCAGGTAATATTTACCAAACAGGTAATAGTGAATGTTGCCATCTGACTCCAATCGCTCGTACATATCCATGCGAACTGTGAAATCATCTTTACTGGATAAATCCAGAGCAGAAACATTCCTGCAGCCTGACAAATCACTCCGAGTCAGCTCTGTAGCTTGACGATCCCACCACACCATGTTCATCCAGGCATTTAATGAGCCCACCCAGATATTGAGGTGTTTTGTTTTATAGTAAGCCGCCTTAACCGGATTGTTCTTTGCCTGGTCGCGCTTATGGCGAAGAATGTCAGCCTTTATCGAAATACCGAAATTTGGATTCGCCATCTCTATGGCTTCATCACTATCCCAGGTGACACCTTTAGCATCGATCGTAAAGATGATCGCAAACAAGTGCTCATCCACAATCTTGCCATCAAGTACCTGCTGACAATTTTTCTGATGCTTATGACAAACACCTTCCAGGTTATCGCCAGCCGTGGTAATCACCATCAGCAATGGCTGGGATCTGGCTAGCATGCCGGTATCCATTGTTGAGTACAATGAATCGTCCGGATGCTCATGGTACTCATCGATGATCGAGCAGCTGGGTGACGCACCGTCCCCAGGCTTACCGATGACCGGTTTGAACTCTGAGCCGTCTTTCGTGCTCAGATGTTTCGCGTGAACCGAAACTTTGTAGTGACTACGATAACCCGGTTTTCTTTCAGCCATTTTTTTTGCTGGCCGAAACACTTCCCATGCCTGCTTTTCTGATGTTGCCCCGCTGTACACTTCAGCGCCAGGCTCACCATCAGCCGCTAGCATGTATAAACCGATTGCCGCTGCAAGCGTTGATTTGCCATTTTTTCGAGGAACATAAACAGCGGCTTCACGAAAGCGCCGTAATCCAGTTAGCTTATCTACCCAGCCAAAGATATTGGCCACAATAAACTTTTGCCAGGGAGCAAGCTTTAACCGATTATTCGCGCCCCGCTTCTTTGCTTCATCCCCTTTGACATGAGGGAACTTTTCCATGAAAGAGATGACACGGATAACCTGGTCCCAGCATAGCCACCAGGCAAAGCCATCATGCCCTGATCGATTCAGATCATTGACAAACCGCTCGACAGCCAGGCGCTCATAGCGGTTAGCCGGTCTTTCTCCATCCAGGACGGAATCTACATACTGCCAGATATCAGCGATGTACGGATGTATGGCATCAGTCGATATCGCCGAACTCATCGAACATATCACCTTGACGGCCAGCGTTATATCTCAGCTCATCACCGGGGCTTAAACCGAAACGCGCTGCCAGGCTTAACAAACTACGATGATCCACATTAACCTGGGCAGCATACGGTCTCAGTTTACGCTGGATACCATTACGGCCTTCAGTAATGTATTCCCAGTCATTCACATCAAGGTATTTTTGCATGCGTTTTATCCTGGCCAGCGTAACGCAATACTGAGCCAGCAGATCCACATACAGATCCTTCATGCGCTTTTCTTTTAACAATAACAGGCAGACACGATCCCAGATAACAACTTCCTCTTCACCCAGGTAGTCAGGCCGCATTGAAGCGACCTCATCGACCAATACAGATTCATCTTTATCCGTTTCTTGAGAAACAGCATCACGCGCACCGACAGGCATGGCAAACACATTGTTGGCGGAGCCTTGTTTGCGCGCCAAATCTGGATATCGGCCTCTTGTTTCCATGATGGGTTTTCTCAATTAATTTCAGTCTGCGTAAAAATCTCATTAGGGGTGCGGTACTGTTCTGAAAGACAATAAACTTTCAGTACCCCCCTGCATTGCGACGGACAGGATTAGAAAATCCTCCGTCCTCCTTTGCTGTCTTCCTGTCATGGCAGGACTTACATAGAGCCTGCCAGTTATCCTGTTCCCAGAATAGATCCTCGTCACCTTTATGCGGGATGATGTGATCAACAACTGTGGACGGTGTTACCTTGCCAGATGCTGAGCAGTGAACGCACAAAGGATTATCTGCCAGGAACACCTGGCGTTCCTTGTTCCATCGATGGCCGTAGCCCCTGGAAGACGGTGAGCCACGATAACGATCAGCTGTTTTGCGCCGTTCTTTTTGTTGTTGTTCGGCTTGCACCTGGTGTCGTTGACAGTAACGGCCTTCAGTCCGCTGGTAGCATCCTGCCTTCGCACAAAGCTTTTTAGTTTTACTCGGCATGATCAATATCAGCCAATAAAAAACCCGCGACCGTGTAAACGATTGCGGGTTTGTTATTGCCACTTCCGGTGAAGTTATCACGAATATAGTTGAACCTGGTCGACCACGCAAGAGGTGAATGAAAAATAATTTCTTTAGCCACGATCAATTGCATCCCACCAAATACTGACCATCGTTTCACCCTGCTTGATGAACGTCAGCACTTTTGTCTTGCTCACTCGCAAATGTTCAGCAATATCACGAGTCGACATACTGGCTTCATAATAATAATCAAACAAAGCCTGATAGATGATCTGATCACGATCACGCACCTTGCAGAGTATTCGATCTATCATTTCAGCCTCATTGTTTTCATATGGCGGTACATAGCCTTGCCCTTGATCCTGCCTCTCTCTGTAGCTACCGATCAATCCGTAACCACCCGGCATAGCTCCACTTGAAGCATGCAACCAATCAGCCCACGCCTTCAGTCGCTGCCTAGTTGGCTCAAGCCAGTCATCCTGTTGCTGCATCATCGCACTCATTTATTTTCCCCCAATGCTCATCACACGCCTGCTTTGCCTGGTCTGGATCGTGATAACCACCTATGTATTCACGACCAACCGGCACCTTCTCACCAATCTTGTAATGCGCTTTCATCATGTCCCAGGTAACGGATTGCTGGGGCCCATAAGCCAGGTACAGCCACCCATCTCCCCGCCTGATAAATAACACTCGATATCCCTGGTCAGAGTCTGCATAGTTACTGCTGGCCCTGAACCACTCCACGATTACTGTTTCTCAGGAACTTCACGGACAGCCTGACAGGCGATCCATTGAGAACCTTCCATGAAAACACAAACCCCACCGACAAACTCAAGATCGAACCCAGGCCTCGCTGGATCAAGATAATCATTGATGACATCCTGCAAAGCTTCGATAGCCTCATCCGCATTATGTGCCGCTACCTTAAAAACCGAATATCCACTCATCACATTCACCTTATTTTCACGTGAGAGACATGAGTCAGAGAAAAACACGTCTCTGACTCGCTCTCTGACTCAAACATTCTTCTTTACTTTCAACTGGTTAACACTCTTTGAGTCAATGAGTTAATACATATGGGGTAACATTATTACGGGTACGTGCGCGCGCACGCGCATGACTATAAAGACCCCTCTGACTCACCTGACTCATCTGACTCAAACCTTAAAAATCAACAAGTTAGACCCCTCTTTTCTCTGACTCACCTCTGACTCACTCTGACTCAAAAACATATATTTGCCCTAAAATGGTGCGATTTCTCCGGTTGACTCAGGGTTGCTATACCCTTGTCTCTGGTTTTTTGACTTCTCTCCATTTGGCAATAACACCCGTTTTCGAGTCTTTGCCCAGTTCAATCTCTTAGTCATGATGTCGCTGATCCTGGCTGTGTGCGTCGTGTTATTGACTGACTTCGCATCAGCCCCAATCACATCAATCAACAATTCCCTGGTCGTGATGAATTCAGGTTTATTAACCTCCAGGTATTCGGATATCAGATCTTCCCAGGGATCAAGTTTGAGACGCTGCTCCTGTTGAGACATGAACAACGCAACCTCTTCATCAGAAGCCGGGTGCCACTTTTCACCCTGCTTAAAACGATGCAGAGCCTCAGCCCATAATTGATCTTTGAATTTGACAAGCCAATCACGATGCACAACCTCACAGGCTATTGGCCAATAACGCCGGTTACCGGTTAAGTCTTTGAAATATTCGGTATGGTTAACTGTCCCGAAAAAGACAGTTTGCCGCTTTCGCTCAATCACTGATTTACCGTATGGCGGTCTATATTTATCCACCTGTTGCGACATCATTAACTTTGCCTGTGACGCCTCCCCCTTATTGAATGCGTCCATCTCAGCGACCTCATAGCCCCAGGTTCCCTTCATCAAGAGATAATGGTCTTTACCATCCAGCGAGAAAGGCGCGTCACTAAACCACGGATCAAATAGAATTTTGATAGCTGTCGACTTACCCTTACCTTGAGCCCCCTCAAGGATCAGCATCTCGTCCATCTTGCAACCTGGCCGCATTACCCTGGCCACAGCCCCAATCAAGAACTTAGAGCCAGCAAGCGTGAGATAATCAGTAGGCTGCACCGATTCAAAGCACAGACTGAGCCATTGATCCAGGCGGCCCTCACCATCCCATTTAATGGATTTGAGATATTCACGGACCGGGTGAAATCGATTTTCCCGAGAAACGATTTTTATCGCTTGATAGACATCGGCATATTGCGGCGTCCGGCGGAGCCTGTAATTGCGATGTATCCAGATTCGAAGCTGATCAATATACTCATCCTCGATCTCATCCCTTTCATGCGGAATTAGCGACTCACCGACAATCTTTTCACTGTATGAAAATTCGCAATAACCAAATACTGATTCCCACCTTTTGTCATACTTCAGGATCAACTCCATATTCGATAAGTGGGAATCAATATCTTGATCCCTGCCAAATCGCTGCAGGCTATCGGTCCAGGACTCCTCAAAGGGATCGTAATAATCTAAATCACCACATCCATCATCTTCACAGTAAACATCAATCGACGGTGATTCCGGCATCGTATTTTCTGGTAAATCTTGCGAATACCCCTGATCAACGCTTCGCGCTTGAGCGATACTGTTGCCGTCATGCGCAGCAACAATGGCTTCAAGCTGCCTTTTGACCTCAGCAAGCCCTTGCAGCTGGTGAAGATCATTGAAATCTGTAGGTGTCGCGCTCATAGATTGAAGGCCTGCTTTGCAAAGGTCGGTAAGGCCGCGATCCCGTTAACCTGATGAGCGGTTGCTGTTGCGCTCTCAAGCCCGGTATTGGTTGGCTTGTGACTATCGTTATCACCGCAGATAAGCAGCTTTTTGTCTGGGTAGACCCCGCGAAAGCCTGCGGCGACATGCGCAAGATTACCGGCATCAAAAGCTACCGCTGTCGGCCAGCTGGTGGCCATCAAGATACTGGCTGCCGTTGCATAGCCTTCAGCAAAGGCGATGACCTGATCGTCATCGTTAATGAGTCCGCCTGTCGGCGGCTGATTTTTACTAACCAGGTGGAACAGTTCTTTTTTCCTTGAAAGTTTCAGAAACTGCTTACTGCCGTTTTCGTTGATAAACTGCAAAGACCAAAGCTTGCCGTCCATGTCCCGCATAGGGATGGCGATAGTCCCGGCCTTAAAATATTTGAACGTGACAGCATTACCATCATATTCATCGGAATTCCTATAATCGAAAAACTTACTGACATCATCCTTGCCGGTAATCACATCGACGCGCTTTTCAGAGAGATAGGTGATGATCACCAGGCCATGCGTAACAAAACCAATACCGAAAGCCGCCACTTTCTTTCTCTGTAGGTATTTCGATTTACCCATGTTATCCAAGTGAATGTCTAAAATTCGCTGACAGGCCTCAGCATTTCGCTCATGCCAGGCATTCAGTTCCTCCTTGTCTTTCTCTGCCTGCTTTTCAATGGTTTCACGGCGTTTTTTCTGATCAGCTTCACGCTGTTTTTTTTGTTCTGGTGTAAGCTTCTGCTGTTGTTTCGGTTGATATCCGCCATCTTTAGCTCGCGAAATCAGTGTGCCTATCCCGACGCCGCCACTAGCCCGAACACTCTTCCAGGTAGACTGGCAATCATTCTGGTTATAACTATCGCCGCCCTGACTCCATTCATCAAAAACCATGAAGCCCTGGTTGCCAAACTCAGACTTGATGGCCATCGCGATCTGGGCCCAGTCATTACGGCTACAGTTAGGGTCGATAAAGACCAGAGCATCAGCTACATCATCCAGCGTTAGTGCATCCACCAATAGTTCCTGCTTTATTGTTATTGAATTTCCCGGTCTTGTTATCCTTGCGCCCTTACATATGAAACAACCACGTCGGCGAGAATAACTTTGGTCTTCAGATCGACCGGGTAACCTGCACGTCATCACTCAACCGTAGAGAGAGTGATTCCGCTTCCGGAGGACGTGGCTCTAGCTTTCCTCAAATCCCCTACACCAGTGCTTTCCTGGTGATAATTTCTTAATGCATGGATTGATGTTGCTCATATCAACCCAGCGACAGGCAGAGCACCCTTCTTTCTGATAAACAGTGCTCGCCTCAAATCTTGATAACGTCTCTGCCGGATCTCGATACATGTAATACGGCATTGCATTGCTCATGCAGCTAAATCCCCTGTCTCACAATCGCTGTAAGGCGCGCAGAAATACCCAGCATCCTCAGCAGCCCCCAGGTGTTTTCTCTCAACCAGGTAACAACCAACGACACAAAACCGGTTACCGTCGTGATAACTGGATCTGATCTCTGCCAGGTAGCCATCATGGAATACCCGCTGACCAATGATCGGTTGACTGCTATTCATAAACTTTCCCGCGCCCTCAGTTCAGTAAGACGCGCTTCAAGCGCATGGATTTCTACTTGTTTTGATTGACTGTTCAGCATTCCCTTGGACTGCATCTCAAAAAACTGACTGATCGCCCTGTTACCCGCCAAATCCTCAATGACCGGATAAAGATCAGGGTTCATAAAGCGCTTTCTCTTGCTGAAACGACTATTGAGGACCGCCGACAGGTTTCCTGGTGACATCTCCAATAATTCAGCCCAAGCGCGCTCATTGCGTTTTGGGTTACTCAGACTCATACACAACCTGATCGAATCAGTGTAATCACGGCATGACGCTACCAAATGAGATGGAGCGTTCACCTTGTCCTTGAGTACCGACATAAATGGCATTTCGCCCTGTTTAAAATCCATCTTTCACCTCCATTCAAATCCATTGCTTACAGAATTTGCTTAGGTTTGCTTACTCTTTCGAGCTATAAAAAAAGCACGAGCAAAAACTCGTGCTTACGCGGCATACAGGTCCGGCCTAATTGCTTCTCGTGTTAATGCGCCATCACTCGCATTTTCCAAAGCAATCACGGTTTTCAGACCAGCTTTTCTATGTCCGTTTGCGAGCTGAGAAAGATAAGCGACTGACGTATTGGCTTTCTCAGCAAGACTCACCTTCTCTTCACGAGTAAGGTTTTTTAAATAAGTTTTCATGTCCATGAAGTGACAATAGCAAACGCTACTGATTATTTCAATAGCATTTGCTTATTGCGTTTTAGTTAGCAATTGCTATTTTGAGAAAGTGAAAATGCGCGAAGACAAAATCCAGAGAATCAGACAAGAAAATATTATTCGTCTGATAGAAATTCATGGCGGGAATGCAGACTTGACTGATGCATCAGAAACTGACCCAGGTTACATAAGCCAAATAAAAAACGGCACGCGCGGAATGGCTGAAAAAGCAGCTCGTGGATTTGAAAAAAGATACAAACCAGAGTGGTCCCCAGGGTGGCTGGATATGGTAGGTATTGATTTTACACGACCCGTCATCTTGCAAAACTTCAACGATTTACATCTACATCATCCAGACGGCCTGAAGGAGGTAAAGCGACAACTGGAAGCAGCTGTTGAGTCAATTGATGATGATAATAAATCTGAGATACAGCAGCTGTATGACAATGCCATGCCGTCTGCTCAGAAAATGATTAAGGCATTTCTTAAGGATCATCAAAAGGTGCCAAAATCAAAAATCAGTAAATCACTGAAAGAAAACAACAGCTCATCAAGCAAGAAATAGAGGCACGGATGTCATCAAGGATTTTCAGATCAGCTGATACCGCATTGAGGCCTACAGGATTGTCTTTCGAGGAGAGATGGAGAGACAAAGATAAAGGCTTAATCACCAGCTGGGAAGTGGGCAGGAAATTAGCACAAAAGCAACCCGATCTTGCGGACAAGGCACGCAATAATGAATTACCTGAACTCGGCTGGAAAGGTGGCACTAATAAAGAAACGCTAAACATAAAACACAAATACGGCACGCTTCTCTATCTTGCTCAGTGGCAAGGGCTACGTGGTGACGATCTCAATATCGATCTACAGCAAGAATACACATTAACTTGCAGTCGAACTGGTGTTGAATTTACCTACACGAGCAAAATCGAAAAGTTCAGCCCGCCAGGCAAAGACTGAATATCTAAAAATCAAAAGGCACTTAAGGAAGAGAAAAATGGAATTATTCACTAAATACAATAGGTCAGGAATTCAAGATCGCCAGATTGATACCCTAATAGGGCTAAGCAAAGGCATTATTGCTGATGGCAATATCAACCAAGCTGAAGCCGAGTTTCTTTACAGTTGGCTGATTCAAAACGCAACTACACAAAACCCTATCATTCTCAATTTGCTTGATAAGATTTCAGCCATGCTCCAAGATAACTTTCTTGATGCTGACGAATCGGCTGAACTGCTTTCCGTGTTACAGAAGATATCAGGTGAAAAATCCGAAATTGGAGAGCTCAGCAAAAGCGCAACCTTACCTATTGACGACCCTCTACCAGAAATCATCTTCGATGGAAAAACGTTTCTTTTCACCGGCACATGCGCCTACGGAACTCGCCAACAATGCACCGAAGCCACAGCACAGCTAGGCGGAATTATTGTAAAAACGGTGACAAAAAAACTTAATTACCTGGTAATCGGCACTTATGTTTCCGATAGCTGGATACATGAAAGTTACGGAAGAAAGATTGAAAAAGCCATTGAATATAGAACCAACGGCACGCCTCTTCACATCATCACCGAAGAACATTGGCTAAACTCAGGTAAAATTACCTAAGAACGCATATTGCTTAAATAAGTCTTTCGACACAGGCAAGGCAACATCCCTGTAATTCAGCAAGAGCATCAATAGCCACCACCACTGAACCATTCATCTCCAAATGAGATTTGATTCGACCTATGTTATTGGCCATTTCTGACCAGGCCTCGGCTTGCCCCGTTAATTCCTTCGATGCCATATATTTCTTTTTATATTCTCTAACAGGTTCCTTCCTGTAGTCGTCCAGGCTGACCAGTTTCCCTTTCATATCTTCTTCCTTCAAATCAACCTTTTACGGCATTTTTAGAAAAATCTTAAAAATAGCATTTGCTATTGACATATTTAATAGCAAACGCTATTTTAATTAGAGTCTTGTAATTGATGGTGATTTAAAAATGAAAACAACCAGCTCAGACCTGCAGCGTACTGCAGAAGAAGAAATCAGAAACACCCAGCGACTTCGCGCCTGGGAGGCTCGCTTCCAGGCCGCCACAGGCAGGCCACCAGCACTAATGCCTGACCCGCTTCGCACGGTCGCTTTTCAGCAAATCGTAAAACGTAGAAAGCACCTGCACCTGATCAGGCATGCGCGCGAAACAGCAAGCAACATTCTGTTTCTCAAGAAACGTCAAGACATCACTTTCGGTCACTTCCCTGGCCCGGAGGCATCATGAATCGCAAAACATTTTCAGGGCTGACCCCTGGCCAACAAATCATGATCGAGACATTCTGGAAGGACAGGATCAATTCAGAGAGCCGGGTTGACTGGTTGAGACTCTCTGACTACCTGTTCGGCGGATCGATGCTGGCCCCCAAAGACACAACGAAAGACTCCCTTGAATTGCTCTGTGATATCGCCAGCCAAAGAGCCTTTATGTGCATCAAGAGGTCAAGCATATGCCAGAACCAATAGAAGCAATAAATGAGCTGGTTGGTATCGGCGCACGCATGGCAGCAGAGCTTCGAGAATTCGAAGCCTGCGCCAGGCAAGCTGGTGACCAGCTGCCGGAAATAGTTGAACTCATCAAGGAATGGGATGAGCTCTATAGCAACTGGGGGGGGTAAAGCAATGAGTGCGCAACTGGCCGAAACTTTCAACCTGGTCCCGCCGCCAGATGATGCCTGTGAAACGGCTTTTCTTGATGCCTGGAAAGAGGGCGTAAGACTGACCATGTCACCTTCATTCTTTGGCGCTCACAGTGATCTGGATATCGAGCGAGCCACAAGAAAGAAATCGCTGACCCCTCACCTGCAGATCATCAGAAAGAAAATTGTCGATCTACCGATATCACGCTCCGCGATGATCGCGGCAATGGTCTCTTTCTACAACCCGGCTGAGGGCGCAAAGCTCGAAACCAAGATTCAATGTGCAGGCCTCGGTTGCCTGGCAAAACACTTAAACCCAAAGCAGCGCGAATGCTTGAGCAGGCTGCTTCTCACATACCAAGGGTGGTAACCATGAGCAATTCAATCACAGCAAAAGTTATCGACACTTTATCCGCAACAGCCATTGCAGCTGCTTGCGATGTCGCACCACGTACCGTGGGAAAATGGAAGCAAGCCGGTCACCTACCCCATACCGATATGACCGGTGAAACAGATTACTCAGGAGCCATTGTTGAGCTCAGTAAAGATTCTGAATACCCGGTTACCAGGAGACAATTATTCAGTGATCAGATGGATCTGTTAAAGCCTGGCATTGTTTACAAGATTCCGGCTGACATGATCACGCCAGACCCAGACCAACCCAGAGAGCAAATCGATTACAACAAAATCTATCGCCTGGGTGAAAACATCCTGCAGGAAGGACAGGAAAGCCCAATTTCATTCAGACTAAATATCGATGGCCGCGGCAAAGATGGTGAGCCGTTGATTCTGACTCACGGCGAGAGACGCCTGACAGCCATCCAGATGACTGATGGTATTGACTTTGTATTGGGACTGCTTGATACCAAAGAAGATGGCCCAGCCGCCAGAATATTGCGCCAGGCGAGCGATAACGAACAGCGCGAAGACCTAACCGCATGGGATTGGGCCTGCACATTCAGAAAGCTTAATGACATGGGAATAGGTCCCGGCAAAATTGCCAATGAACTGGCTGGCCGATCCATTGAAGGATTTTCCCGTTCAGTTATCAGCAACTATTTGCGCATGTTCAAGATGGATGAGCGGCTGCAGGAACTCGTTAAGTCCGGTTGGCTACCACCAGGCCATACAAAATACATACTGGGTATCAAAAGTGATCCAGTACGTGAGGCCATCGCCGAAGACTTGGTGGTTGTATCAAAAAGTGATGATCCTGAATGTCCAACCACAGCAGAGCTACAGACAAATATCCTGGAAGCTTACCGCAGTTTTCATCACGGCCTGGGTACGCGCGGCATGGGTGGGTATCACATAGATGTCTATAACACCTTTGATCACGAAGAAGAATGCGACGGCTGCAGCCACAAGATCAATGTCAATTTTCAGGGTGAAAACTATTATTTTTGCGGCCTGAAATCATGCTGGGATTCAAAGTATGCGGCGTATCAGAATCAGGAAGATGAAGAAGGCGGTGATCACGAAGAAACGCCAGAGGAGCGACGCGAGCGCCTTGAGCAAGAAGAAGAGTGGGATCGTCGCAGAAGGATTTCCGATGCCAAGCGCAAGCACCGTGAAGCTTATAGCGATCAGATAAAAGAGGCTGTCACCAAAGACCCTGATGCACAACTGGCAATGATTTATCTGCTAGAAACAAACTACGGCGACATCCCTCACCCTGATGATTTCAGTGATAACGAGGATGACACCAGGGCAATACTGGCACGCTTCAAGCAAGATCGTGACGCAATGTTAAAGGTCCTGGTTGATAAGTGCATGGACAATCTCTATGAGCAGGACATTGATGCCCTGGCTTACATGATCGAAGCTGAGCCCTATCATGAACCCAGTGACGAGGACGTTTCCCAGGAAACCGATGAACAGATTGACGCATTCAAGGAGGCTTCATAATCATGCCTCTTTACCTATCAGAAGCTGACCTGGCTGACATGCGCAGTATTTACTACTGGCTGTCATGCGCCCAGGTTGATCTCAAACACATCGATCCAAAGCAAATTAGCAAGCCTGATCAGCGCATCCGTTTTGACAACATCGCTGGCTGCCTAACCAATGTCGAAATGGCTATGCAGCGGATCACTTCAGGATTCAACCGTCGAGAAGATGGAGTCTCGCCATGAAACAGAAAACTGAGTTTTATGCTCAAAAGACCGTATTCAATCAAAGCATTGATATTTACATGCGGATCGAACTTGAGCCTGGTGCTTATGCGATAGCCCAACCAATAATCCTTGAAAGATATCCGCATGATAATGAAATACCGTTATCAAGTCCGACAATGGATACTGCCTGGCAGCGGATCTGCAAAGCTATGACAGAAAAAGACCTGGTACGGTTTCAGTTCAAGGATATCAGGGCAAAACATGCGTCTGATCTTGAGGATTTAGGTGGTGATGCCACCGCCAACCTGTTGCATTCAGATCGGTCAGTGACAAAGCGGCATTATCTCAGGAAACCAAAGAAAGTGGTTTCACTCAGGTAAGCCTGCAACCCTTTATAGGCATCACGAGCAAAAAGTTCATGTTTTGGACGGAGATCTGGACGGAGAAATAAAAAGGGTTAGTGACTACTATCATCACTAACCCTTATAAAATATGGTGGGTCGTATAGGATTCGAACCTATGACCAATGGATTAAAAAGCCTCTTTATAATTCTTAATAATCAATAGGTTATAAAGGATTTTGGACGGAGACGCGCTTGGCTACCATTAATTAAAACAATAACTTACAAATGCCTGGACGGAAACTTTTCTGCGCTATTTAACACCATTATGCTCAAGTGAATAATGATTTCCATCACCAAAACGACCACCCCAGGCTCCGCCGATCGACTCCCAGTATTCACCCAGGTGACGATGAGACTTTGTACTTGAGAGATAGCGACCGTCCTTGAATAAATTCAGATCAATTGCCAGGCGTTTTCCGTGTAGAGATTTATCATTTCCATAAGGACACCGGGAGTCTCGAAATGCATCACCAAGCGTCACCTCATAGCCAAGCTGCTCCGCGTGCAGAATGAGCAATGCAACCATATGCGTAAATCTAGATTGCTTCTGTCTGAGCGTTTCTCGCTTCCTAGTCATTCTTCACGCCTCCGGATTGCCCAAACCCTGACATCAATCCCCTGCTGTTTCAGATGCCCCCTCACCGTCCAGAACCGGATCAGGTGACGCCAATCATCTGGTCCATAGATCAGCAGTATGCCAGGCTTAAGTCCAGTCTTTACCGAATAAAAAAGGCTCTGACTGATAGCCTCGGCCCATTTTTTAGCCCAATCGATCTCAATGGCATAGCCATCCTGAATACAATCAACACGGGATTTATCTTCGAGAACAACTTCGACCTCGCCCTTGCACCAATGCGCCTGGTAATCCTTTTCCAGCCACTTAGCCTCAGCGAATAACGACACGCTGTAAAATAACAAGCCCGTTAGTATGTAGACATAAATATTCATGGGTGCGACCTCATGTGGTATTCGATTTTGTCTTCTGAGCTTTGAACCTTTAGCTTCCATTGTTCATTGGTTCTTTCCATGATCTGAATGCGTGACTCCAACCTGCCAAGTCTGCGCTGTAGCTCAGTATCACTGTCTTTGCTCTGCCTTAAAATATCGGCCTGCATTACCCTTGCGTCTGTCCCAGTAAAAGGATCAGGACGAGGATCATGAGCGACTCTGCTACCAAGACTCCCCCCAGCACCCCCCAAGATAACCGCTGCAACCAGTGCCAAAAGTTTGTTGACAGGCTTTTCTTCTTCGTTGTTTGCCATGTGTGCATAATTTTCCTATAGAGTTTCTAAATACAATTCCGGGTTCTTTTCAAATCCTTCAGAATGCCTGAATCCGTCATCGTGGTTAATGAATGCTGGATGTCCTGAAACAGCCCCTGAGCCGCCCATATCACCCCAGATAGATTTTGGTACCCATTTAGTAAGTTTCGCTACCTCTGTAGCCCTGTCTCGCTCTGAGTGGTACACATGAATAATTCCTTCAAAAGAATCGGGTGGCTCCCATAATTTATTTAAGGCAGGATGAATGAAGATAATTCGTTTTGGATTGGCACCTTTTTTCAAAGCCCTGGCGATAATAGCGCATCCATTGGAATGGCCTATTAATACGTCATTATCAGAAGTACAATTTTTCAGCTTCTTTGCGCGTTTACCATTACCCAGCCAGGCACCAATCAAACCTACCCAGCCATAGGCAAAAAACCGAGGATTATGGCCCTGAGCCTTCAATAGTGGGAACAATGTGCCGACTGTACTCAACCCACCGTCATTCACATTAAATCCGTGAATCAACACAACATTCATTTCATGCACCCATAAAAAAACCGCTTGAAGCGGCTATAAAGTAAACACAACAAACAAGCGGTTGACACATTACGAAGGCCACACAATATCCTCTAACGCTGTACCATTGACTTCGGCGGCATCACTGGTTGATCTGACAAGCTGAACCCATGCCCATACCGCCTCAAGCTCTGCCACTCGCGGATTAGTTGGGTCATTACGGTCAAGGTATGAGGCCTCGGCCAGCATGTTACGCTGCTTCCATTCAGGGTACTTTGCGTTGATGATTTCTTGAGCTTTGGATTTGATGGCGGCTATACGCTGCGCTTCCAGCACTTCGGGAGGGATAACCGGGGCAACATGTTCAGCAATATTGCCATCAGCAATAATCTGATTGTAAATGTCAACACCGCTTTGTTCTGGATCATCAGGTGACGCGGTAAACGGAATCCATCCAAACTGGGGGTGGTTGATCTCGCAGTTAATAGTACCAACGTGATTATATATCGGGTTTTTATATTCCATCAGCTTATCCTCTGCCACAAATTAATTGATCCTTGCTGAATAGTGACGCCATCAGCATAACCAAGCCCCATGTTTCGCCACGTTCCAGAGGGGCGCGCAGTTGTAGCCCCAGTACCGGACGAGGAATAACCCTTAATAGCCGCAACATCAGACCCGTTGTAATCAGCATATAGGCCATGAGTTAAATTAGCAGACGTATAGTAAAGCAAATTGGAACCGGCTTCCGTTGAACCAACGTGTGTATCTACATCAGCTTGATCTGACAGGAGCAGTGCATAAGTACCAACAGCGCCGAAAGTTGTTGGTGGCGATGGATCATCCCATGAAAAAGAACCGTCAGCATTTGAGCGTAAATACTGCGATGTCGTACCATCACCTGACACATTAAGTTCATTAGCTCCAATGGAATCGGCACCAGCCCCACCCAAGAAAAACCACTCTGTTCCAGTGCAATAAAGAATACCCATATTGCCAGCTGTCAGCGCATAGGTTGCAGCCCCATTAACTAACTCTGACAAGTTCGGGTCAATGGTGATGGTGCCAGAACCGGAGTTTTTAACCGATACCATAAAACCATCGCCCAGCGTAGCCGCTGCAGTCAGTGATAGCGTCCAAGTACCATCAGCATCAATAACCTTGCCCTTATCTGCCGCAACAACCGTATAGACCGCTGTTTTTGCCAATGACGCATTCATCAAGGCTTTGAGTGTTGCCAGAGCTGTTTGGGGACCACCGTCAGCACCCAACAGGCCATTGAGAAAGTCTCTTTGCTCTGTGATAGCTTGTTTAAATTGACCTTCTGTAATCGAAGACCCAGTAAAAGCCGAAGCCGCTGGTAAAGCTGTCATTTAATAACTCCACATAAAGGTTGTATCATCAGCATTCCACATCAAATCAGTATCCGTTGCAGACCACATGTAATCAGCGGATGAACCGTATCCGATTGTCACCCATGGCCCACGGGTTAAGCCCACAGCGGCCACCCTGACCAGGGTGGCCGAGCCATATAGAGCGATTGTGGTATAGGTATTGGTGCGACTCTCACCAGTACGCGTCCAGTTAGAACCATCTTCTGATTGCTCAATTAGATAGTGTTCCGCGCCAGGCGTCGGCTCCCAACTTAAAAGCATCTTGTCAGGCTCATCTGGCTGAGAGCGTGAAATCAATCCGGTTAGAGCTGGGTAGGTATACAGCGTAGGTAGCTGGCTGGATTGAACAGCAGGCGCTGTAACACCACTGTCAGCTGTATGCACACTCGCATCTTCATTGATAGCGATAATCTCGACACGATAACCATCTTGAGGTAGAACCTGCAATACTCTGGCTTCCTGACGCCAGGTTTCAGCCCAGCCAAATGTGTAATAGGTGCGCTCCCAACCGCTCGTTACATTTAGCAGATCAATATCGGATAAGCCTGTGATAATAACCTGCTTTGTAGTCGCACCAGCCAATGCCCGGTACGGGCCGAGCACAGACCCATCTTTTGCTCTTAAACCGATATAATGAACACGATCATCTTCAAAGATGAAGTCTTCAGTGCCAGCCAGAGTAACTTCCGGGAACCATATTGTTGTTGTTCCTGTCTCTGTAATGTCATAACCCCATTTTGATGTTTGCAC